TCACGCCATTCGAGGCCGCGCGTTGCTTCGCGAGCCATTGCCTCGGTGGGCGAGAAGCCATCGGCCTTGCCTTCCCACTTGGAGATGCAGACGGCATAGCGTTGATCTTCATCGGGAAAATCGGCCATAGCCTCCTCGTCTCCCATGCAACGGGAGATGAATTCGTCCTCGGTTTCAGATGATCCGGGCATTGGCATGAGGGGAATATATCATTAGTTGATTGATTTCACAACATGGCCTCTAGGGCTTCGTCATCGATGATGTAGGCGAGGGTGCAGCGGCAGTTGATGACCTCCTCGGCTGCGCCAGAAGGATCGCCTGGGAATTGCAAATCAGAATCGCCCACGCGGAAGGTGTCATCCATGCCGACCGTGCTGCCGTCAGCTTCTCGATGTGTCTCGCGCGTGCGCTCATCCGCTGCCGCAAGCCACTCTTTTTGCATCGGCAAGCCCGTCTGCTTTGCGGCTTCCTGGGAGCCGTAGTTTGCAGCGCCATGCGTCTCGGTGCGGGCGATCACGTTGGCGCGGGTCGAGGAGAGAGACGGCACGAGATCGAGGATGGCATCGGCGACGCCACGCTGGCCTAGGCCGTCGCGATAGCCGCGATCCACCGCATTAACGATCTGGCGGCGGGTTGTTTCTGTGACCTCCGTAATGCGGCGGCGGATCATCTCTTGCTGGACGTAGCGCAATGCCAGCCGCGTCATGATCTGCGCGAAGGATTCCTTGGTTTCTAAAGGCAACCCGTGCGCCTTGCCTTGATCGAGAATGCGAAGCCCGAATTGCGTGATCGACGCCAGCGCCATCTGCCGATAGGTCGCCTCGATGCGATCATGGAAGCCGCGCGGCAGTGTCACCTGATTGGTCTGAAGCCACGTTTCCACCATTTCTTTCATAGCGGCTGCGATCTCGCGTTGTAGGCGGGCGCGGAATTGAACCGTCAAGCGATCCAGCAAGGCGACTTGACGGCGATGCTCTCGGCGTTTGTTATTATCGACCAGGCGTCGAGCCATTGCCACTTCCGTAGGCTACCGCCTTCATTTCATCAATAGTCATATCGAGAGACGTATCGCCAGCCATGCTTAGAGGGATTTGAGCACTCGACACGAACAGCACATCGCCACCGTCAATCGGCCCGTAACCTTTAAGCGCGCGGCGTTCGTTGATGGTGAGGTCTTGGCTTTGATCCGCCATCTGCCACATGGACAGACGCTTCTCGGCAATCGCTGGGACTGCATCGATGTCGGGGCGGATCGTGACGCCGTAGAGTGATCCGAGCCATGCGTTCCAGTCATAGACGATCATGTCCAAGAGCGGCAGGGCCGTATCCTCCCAGAAGGCAAGACGCGCCTCGGCGTAGTTCGCATAGGTGTTGTCGCCGGGGATGCCGAGAAGCTGGGGCGGCACGCCGAAGGCAAGGGCAACGTCACGAGCCGACGCGAACTTGCTTTCGATTATGCCCATGTCGGTGGGGCTTAACCCCATCTGCTGCCATTCAAGCCCGCCTTCCAGCAGCATCGGTCGGCCCGCGTTGATCGAGCCGGAATATTGCTCCTCGATCTGGGCTTTCAACCGATTAAAGTTCTCGTCCGAAAGCGTGCCACCGTCTTTCATGGTCAGCGCGCCAGAGGGGCGTGCGGAGTTCTGCAAGAGAGCTTGCATCCACGCCATGCTCTCGTTGTTCTGGTCGAGCGCATAGGCTCCCGCCTCGACGGGTGACATGCCATACCAGTCGTTGAGCGGGTTGAAGAGTTTCAAGTGACGCACATCGGAGTTGAGCGTGCGGGGATCGACCTCCCATCGTGTAGTGTTCTGGCCGACCTTGTAGATGTAGGCGGCAGGGACGCCACTGGCAGACGGCAGGATCGACATGCGGTCGGGGCGAAGCTGATAAAGCTCCTTCACCTCGGACCCGACAAGGAACCGCTCCTCGTAGCCGTTGCCGGCCAGCATGATGAATGAGACCTTGGCCCGCATATAGTCGCCGTATGACTGCATCGGGTTCGGGCGGCGCAAAAGCGTCAAGAGCGGGTGTTCGGTGAGTTCCTGCTCGCCCCTATAGACGGCCATCCTGACGGATGCAATGGCGTCAGCGATGCGGTTAATGGACTGATAGGCCACGACGTTCTTGCCGTAGGCTTCTCGGGCGAAGCTCTCATAATTGCGCGGCGACCAGACGGGCTGGCCTGGGTTCATCACTAGCAGCTTGGAGGATTGGCTTTCTTTGCGTTCCGGCTCGCGGCGGAAGATGTCGAAAAGTCCCATTATGTCCTCATAAGGCGCGAATGGCGGGGGCCGACTGCGGCGCTGTTAAATCTGCAATTGCACTCATTGTTGCGTCTATCATATCATCGTGGGTTCCGTTTGGAAACACGGCGGCTTCTGACAGGAAATCTGCAAGGTGCGGCGTGTTTCGCATGAGGTAGACGTTGCCCGATTGGATATAGGGCGCGGCGTCGAAGGCTCGTGTCACCTTGTCGACGTTGCGCTGAATCGGAACGATGGGGATGCCCTCGCGCTTCAGCTTTTGAATGAGGCCCGTGCCGCTCACCTTGTCCTCGACCTTGAAGGTTCGGAGCGGCCCATGATACGGCTGGGAATGATGCTTCTGCCAGAAGGCGCGAGCCATTGTTTCAAGTTCTGGTGCCTCCCACTTGCCGCGCACCATGTCGAGCATGACCATCTGGTTTTCTTGCGTGAGGCCCCAGCATTGAAGGACGGAATAGTCATTCTGCTCCTTTGTCTTTTGCGCGGTGTCTGCATAGATCGAGCGGTGCTTGATCGGCGGCATGGCGTCGAAATAGCGCCACCATTCGTCCTTGAATATGCCGCCGCCAAGCGGTGCGGGGCGTTGCATGTATTGACCCGCGAAGACGTAGGGGCTGGTGAGTTCCAAGCGGTCGAGCATCTCGGGCGGGAATTGCTCGGGCCAGAAGGACTGGCCGAATTCGTCACGGGCAGGGATCACGAGATGCTCCCACGGCTCACCTGATCCGCCGTTGAGCAGCCAGCCGGATAGGTCTTCCTCGTGAAGGCGCTGCATGATGATGATGATCGGGCCATCTGGCTTGTTGAGCCGGGATTGGATTGTGCTCTGATACCAGTCGATTACTGACTGCCGCATGACGGGAGAGGTGGCTTCGCCCGCCTTGTGGGGATCATCGATGATGATGGCACCGCCGAAGCTGTCCCGCATCTTGGACGCGCCATAGCCTGTGATGGTGCCTTCCGCGCCTGTTGCGTAGACGATGCCGCCAGCGGTGGTGCGGAACTCGTCCTTGGCCTTGCTATCGTCCTGGAGCTTGAGCCACGGGAAGACCAGCCGATAGGCCTCATGCTGCATCATCGCGCGGATATCGTAGGCGTTCGCGGTGGCGAGGCGCTTGGAGTAGGACGCATGGATGAATTCGGAATCTGGAGCGAGGCCCATTGCCCACGCAATGAAAGCCTTGACTGCGATCTCGGTCTTGCCAGATCGAGGCGGCACGTTGATGATGAGGCGATTGGTGTTGCCTAATAGAACCTGTTCCAAAGCATCGCAAATGCGCGTTTGGTGCCAGTTGTCTAGCATATCGATATTGCGCTTGGCGCGGAACATATGACGGCAAAAGGCGTTCAGATCGGCGTACAGGTCCGATCTTTTATTTGGGCTTAGTGCCATGCTTCGCCGCTAGTGCTGCAAGAACTGCTTCGAGGATCGGCCCTTGCTGGAGTGATCCGTCATCGTTGGATACATCAACCGCTGCCTTGGCTTGGCCCAGCCCGCGATCTTCGCTGTCCTTGATGAGCTTCAAGATGTTCGCCTCGATACGGGCGATGGCATTGGCGGTGCTTGTATCGTCTTGCAATGTAGCCTGTACCGCTTCCAAGAGACGGGTTCGGATGTTGGTCGCGAGTTCGGCGTTGCGGAGTTCAGCCTTGCGCTGCTCCGATGTTTTGCCCTTTGGGTTGCCGCTTTCGCCCTTTTGGAACTGGCGATGTTTAGGGGGGTCTTTGTATGCCATTTTCCTGCATAAGGTAATATTGCGTTGCACTATTATGCAATAAAAAAAGCCCCACCACAAGGGAGGGGCTTAGTTGGCGACAGGGAGGAGATCATCGCTGGTTCAATTAAGGTATCACGCCGTGCTGTTCTTGCCAATACATTTCTGGGATGGTCTGAAAGCGGCGTGCGCCTATGCGGAGTGAGATCATGCGGATGGCTAGGGTATAGCAGCCGATTGCATCTCGTTCCCAGTTGTATGGTTTTTCCTC